TTGTATCTTCTGCAAATGTGTATTTTGTACACTAAAGACAGTAGAGGACATTATTTTTTAGTTTTCTTTTTCTTAACTTTTTTAATAACTTTTTTAGCTTCAACTGTTTCAGTTTTTACAGTTTTATTATTTTGTAAAGACCAACCACGCATATTGAATCTTTCAACATTGTTTTCATAGTCGTGTTTATATCTTTCAATAACTTCGCCTTTTTTATTAACAAGTTTTACTGTTTCTATACTCATAATTTTTTATACCAAATAAGGGGCGGATATACCACCCCTTTATAAGTTTTATTTAGTTAGCAAGAGTATCTGCTGTTAATTTAACTCCGTAAGAATCGTGAAGCTCACCTACGCCAAACACGGCTGTGGCGACTATCTCGTCCGCACGAAGCGATGCATCTCGCTGAGTTTCTATCTTTAAATCTTGCATCATCGCTAGACCTAAAGCATCTTGGGAAAATACTCCTCCGATAGAATCGTCTGAACCGTCTACGGAAATGTTTGAACTTTCAAATAATTGAATTCCTGCAACAGTTCCTACAAAGCCAGTTCTCATAGCTTCGTTAGATAGTTCTGTATCTCTACCAACAAATGTATTTGTTAAAGATTTTTTAACATTAAAAATTTGTTTTGGGTGGAATACACCATAATAAGGCCCAGGCGCTTTATTAGTTTTAAGTTCAGCTGCACATTCAAATAAATCTTGAACTGTTAATTCTGAACCTGCTCCAGGACCTTTTTCAGTTGAAAATCCAGAAAATAAAGCTGCAAGATCACTATCAATCTTTGTTGCAATACCTTCACCGAATAATCTTCCAATGTCCGCAGCTACATTTCTAGACGCAGAATTTCTGGCTAGGTCCGTTAGCGTGGTCATGACGCCAATTTCTGAAGCAGTAATTGTTACTGAACTTGGATTGACGGCAGTATTTGAAAGGTCGGAAGCTTCACTAACTGCTGCTGCTGATACAGTTGAATAAATCGGTACTTCTACTGATTTTCCACCGCCTGCAATAGTGTAGTTTCGGACAAGACCTCTCATTATAGATTGTTCGCTCGCCACAAATAAAGCTTCTGCTACGATTTCCGTATATAGCTCACTTATGGTGCTCGATGTTGTTTCGTTGGCCATTTTTTTTTACTCCTTAATGGTTACTGTTTATTGTTAATAATCCTGTATCCAGAATCTCTCTGCTTTCTATACTCAGCATATCTTTTTCTGTCTGCCGGATTATTCATATCTATATCACTCAAATTTAAAGGTTTATTGAGCTCTGTCCTATCCACATTTGACACTGAGCCACTACCACTAGGAGTAGCAGTAACAAAGTGCGGGTTCTGTGTTAAGAACTCATTAACTAACTCGTCAGTAGTTAAAAGTTCCCCCTTACTGTTATATCTAGCTATACCGTTTTTATCAACAATTTCAACCCCTCCTGTTTCATTGAGCTTGATATTATTTTTTAACAGTTCAACCACTTGATCTGGATTGATCGCTCGATTTTTAGAAGCAGAAGA